GCAGCGCCTCGTCGGCCTTCTCCTTCAGCGCCCCGGTCAGTTCCTCGCCGGCCTTGGCCTTGCCGAGAGCTTCCTCGGCGATCGACTTGACGGTATCCACTGCCTTCTGGTGATCGGCCTTGATCTGGGTCGCGAGTGCGTTGATGTCGGTGCCCTGGTCGTCAGGCTTGTCGAAGACGATCTGGGGTGCGAAGCGGGAATAGCGCATGCCGGCAACGAGCATGGCAATGCCGCCCGCCGCCGCAAAGGTACGATGGATATTCATGGGGTGTTCCTTTTTGGGATGTGAGGGTGTCAGCCGGCCTTCAGCATTTGCAGGAAGCGCACGGCGTCATTCGCCTTCTCGCCCTCGGACTCACTCCGAATGGCCTTGGCATAGCCGACAGAGGCGATCTGTACGGCCATGCTTTTCGGAACCCCTGCCTCGCGCAGGATGTCCTCGAATTCCTTGATCGGCATGGGATCGCCGTCGCGCAGCCGGCGGGCGAACTCGTCCATGCGCTCGGATTTCACCGAGGTCACGTTGGCTTTCTGATTTGCCGGGAACGAAACGACACTGATCTCCATCAGATCCAGTTCCTTGAGAAGCCGATTGTTGCCCTGCGGCTCTGTCTTAATCTCTCGATAACCGATCGACAGGCCACGCAGCGCGCCGGCCTTGATGAGAGCGTAGGCTTCCCGCCCGCGCGTCGTCTCCATCACGAAACGGCCGGTGCCTTTCAGGCCCTTGGCGTCTTCCTCGAGGTTTTCCCAGATGCCGATCGGCTCCTCGGAGTTGTGCTGCCACAAAAGCAGCGGCGCCGATTTTTCTTTTGCGTGCCGGGCGAGGCTCTTGGCAAATGCTCCCGGTGCGACGATCTCGCCATATCTGTCGAGATTGCCGAAGATCGAGCCATAGCCTTCGAATGTGCCTTCCTCCGACACATCTTTGACTTGCAGGGCGAAATCCTTGGTCTTGAACATGTCGCTATTCCTCTTCTTCCGCGATGACCTGGCGGATGGTTTCCCGGTCGCCCTCTGTGATCGGCACATTCTGCATCTGCATTCGCGGCACGTCGCCGCCTTCGACCCGTGGCAGGTTTTCCAGAGCGCGGACCTCGTTGATGGTCATGGCGCCGATGGCAGTCATTTGCTGATAGAAGCTCGCCCGGCCTGCACTGTCGGCCCGCAAGAGCCCTTCCAGCTTGAAATTGATGCGCATACCTTCGGCCCGCTCGCCTGCGGTGAACAGCTGCTTCTCCAGCGCCTGTTCGATCCTCTTGAGGCGGCGACGCAATGTGAACTTCAGGAACCCCAGGGTCTGCTGCTCGAGCCCCGTGCCCCAGCTGGTCGACTTCTCCGAATGTCCGACCATGAACGGCGGCACCCCGAAGAACCGGCAAATATCCTCGACCGAGAACCCGCGGGATTCCAGCATCTGTGCGTCATCGGGTTGGATGGTGAGATTTTCCCATTTGGTCCCGCCTTCAAGGATCAGCGGGCGGCCGGCGTTCATCGCGCCGAGGAACTTCTCTGTCAGCTTCGTCTCTGCAAGCCCACGCTGCTCCGGAGACAGCCACTTTTCGAAGGTCAGGACACCGGAGGGACGCAACCCGTTCTTGAACATGCCGCCGGCAGAGCGATCAATCGCCCGCGCCAGGCTGAAGGTGTTGCGAGCAAAATGCAGGGTGGACATGCCACCCAGCGGGTTACCACCCGGGCCGCGGATATGCAGAACATTGGCGTCGATATCGACATACTGCCGACCCTCTTCGGTCCACCGATATTCGATCGATCCATTCTGGAGCCTGCGCACCACAACAAGCGCCGGATTTATCGGCGTCAGCGCGGAGATCTTGCCTCCCGTGCGCTCGATCCGCGCATAGGCGTTGCCCCAAAGCTCGATGGCCGCACACATGAACTCCCAGAAATCGACCGCGGTCTGATCGAAGTTCGGGCTGTCGTGCAGGAGGCGGTAAAGATAGTGATCACGCGCAATCACCATGGAGCCATCCGGGCCCGGTCGGTAAGGCGCCAGTGGCAAGGTCGCCTGGGTGCCGGCCAAGAGGTTCACGCAGCCCCACACCGGAGACAGGGACATAGCGCTGTTGTCGGTCACCACCTCCCCTGCATCGCCGCGCATGGAGTCGGGATGCCATCCATCGGGCTCGCGCACGGTCAGCTTGCGAACAATCGCGCTCTTGATCTTCGCTACTATGTTCACGCCGCACCTGCCAGGCTGTTGAAGTAGTCATCCATTCCGCCACCCATTGCCTCGGGATTCCAACTCATCAGGATGGCCGCTTCGCCGGTCGCGATCACCGCATCAATCTTGGCCGTGCCAGAAATCTGCTTTGTGATCATGATGGCATTGCCGCGACGCTCGACCTTGGCGTTCCCGGTGCACCATGACATCAGATCGAAGCCGGCATGCAGCACGGTGCCGTCAGAGAGTTTCATCTCTAATCCCCACCAGGCTGGCGCTAGCGCCGGCCCCTGGAGCAATCGGCGCAGCATCTTGTCAGTCATGCCACGCGCGGCGAGTTCTTCAATCAACGCAGCGACATTGTTCGGATCGAGTCCGACGGCATCCTTGTCGGGCAGCTTTCCACTCTCCAGCACGCGCGCGAAAATGTCTCCAAACCCCTTCGTCAGTTCAGATGCTGTTTCGCAGATTGTCAGAGATCCCTCTTCCTGAAATCCGAGGAGCCGCGAAGCGATGTCTTGCCGCCTCTCAAGGACGCCCTTGTGGGCGAGAGCATGATTCCAGATCAGCCAGCGGCGCGTTACCTTCTCTCGCCCTATTACCGCCATTCCGAGTAGATCATCCAGTCCGCCACCATCACCGCCGAACGTGACGACCTCGGACCGCTCAAGTAGGAATTCCAAATCTCGAAGGCTCGGATCAGCCGCAGCATCCCAGTGGTCGGCGCCACGCCAACCGTCATCGCCGAGGCCGACGCCGATCTGGATGTTGAGATGCTGGCTGGCCCATATCTGTTCGGTCTGGGCTGTCGCCCGGCCGTTGTTTTCGTAGTCCTCGACAAGTGCCTGACGATCGATCGACCTATCGAGGTTTGGGAGGATCAGATCCCAATTTTTCTGGTCTCTCCAGAACTCCTGCTGGCGCTGCAGTTCGGCCGGGAATTCGTAAAGCACGGGCAACAGGATCGAGGTGTTGCCTGCCTTCCCATCGCGAATTTTCCGGGCCTTCTCAAGCTCGGTCTTCCAGATACCGGCCGGCTGTTCGTCCGACTGTGTCGTGATCATCAACACCTGGCCACGTTGCTTTGTGATCCCGCCGCCGCGGATTTGCTGCATGACCGCGGCGGCCTTGGCTTTCTTGCCGAGTTCATGAACCTCGTCGATGATGGTGAGGATCGGGATTTCACCGGTGACGATCGACGTGTCGAAGGTTTTGACGTCGAGCATCGTCCCGGTTTTCCGGCGGGTGATACTTTTGAGATGGTCCTGCACTTTGAAAATTGCCTGGAGCCGCTCGTCAAGGCGGATCATGCCCTGGGCCTGGCCGAAACAGCGCTCGGAAATGTTTTGGCTCGGCCCGATCAGCAGCATTTGACGGTTCGGGACCTCGATCATGTAGAGAGCGGTTAGTGCCAGACCGGCCACATACGTGGTCTTCGAGTTCTTTTTAGGCACCATGCAAAGCAACTCCCAGACGAGCTGCAGCCCGGTCTGGGGATCCTCGCTGGCGAGAAACGCACACAGGAGTTCTCGGAACCACTCGCCGCACGCCTCCGACAAGGGCGGATTTCCCGGCACATCCGGGAGGCGGAGCCGGTTGAAGAACGCCCGCGCTTTGGCCGCCTTGACCTCGTTGAGAGGCACGTCCGCCATCGGCATCTGTCCCGCCTGGATCCGGTCCCACCAGTCCGGGCACGCGAAGCGCGGAACGTCAGGAATGGAGGCGAGCATTCTCTGCTTCGTTCTCGAGTTCGGCCATCAGATCGGCGTCTGCCGCCATGGCCCGCTGCTCGTCGATTGCTTTCTTGCCCGGTCGCTCGGAGGAACGGGTATCGCGCGGCTGCTCGCCCATCTCCCGCTCGATCATCATACGATCGTTGCGTTCGATCATGGCGCCGAGTTCCTTGAGTGCCGTGACGTTGCCGGCGTTCGCCTGCTCCATCGCGATCTCAAACCGTCGCGCATCAAGGCGATCGCGCATCGCATCCCGCACCTTCAGCTCGGCTCTAAAATACCGCTTGACTGTAGCGAGTGAGACACCAAGCGCATTGGCGATCCGCACATTGGCCCAGCCGAGCGCCAGCAACAGCTTGACTTTGTTGCGGTCTTTTTCGCTCGGCTCATATGGCGGCCGACCGCGTTGCCCGAACCCTTCCCGCACTGGATGCCCAAAGAGGTCAAAATTCGATTCCAACAGAAAAAAATCCTTGAATGAG